CCCCGCGCCCGCAATGGCGAAGTCGGTTTCAACAACCGTCGCAGGTGGTGCCGCAGCGGCAAAAAACGCGCCCGAGTCGAATGCTCCCGAGTCGAACGCGCTCATGGCTTAAAAGTCCGTTTCCAGGTACACCGATGCCACAGCCAAGCCGATGACCGACGAGGTGCCGCCCACGCTGGTGTAAAGCTGCCAGGTCAGCAAAGTCGTCGCCGCTGGGAGCGCGGTCGTGATAGTCCCGCTGAAGAACACGCCATCGCTTAACCGGGTGAAGCGGTAGCCCACCGATGGGGTGCCGGTCGGTGCCGTAAACAGCGCCAGCTCGAACATTTCGGTGCTGTCGGCGTATGCCTTCGGGATGCCGGTGTTGATCTTGGTCACGGCATCCGTACCGGTGCGGTGCATGATGTGGAAGTTCGTGTCGGCAGCATCAGCCCCGACGCCAATTATGTTGGCCCAGGTCGTGCCAGCGGATGGGTCAACGTCTGTCGGTGCGTTTATGTTGCTCGTCATGCCCGCGAAGAATCGCCGCGTGGCGTTCGATGCCACACCCCGGCTAGGGCCGAAGCGGGCAATGAACGTAAAGCCGCCGAATGGCGTGGCCGCGTCCCCGATGTGGAACTGGCTGGATGGTGACCGAAGACCCGCCACAGCGGTTGCCGACGCCGGGGTGACTACGTACTCCAGCCGGCGCATGGCCTGGTGGATGTTGGCTGTGCCCACGTTGGCTTGGGCGGCCACGCCGGTGACGGTCATGCTCATACCCATTGCTTGCGCTAGGCTGTTGTTGCCCGGAGGGTTGAACCACGCAATCTTGTTGCGTGCCAGCCAGGGCTGAAGCGCCGAATCCAGCCCCGATGGGCTGATAAAGGCGGGCATCATGCGGCCAGCAATGCGGCGTCCGAACAGACCTACATGATCGGTAGGTGGCAGGCCGGGGTTCTCCGTGAACGGAAAATCAAGCCGCCCCTCGATGGCGTGATCCTGGTTCCAGTGCGACGGCTGAATCTGGGTCGGATCGGCCCCGTCCGGCTTCGCGCTGGTGAATGGGTGCTTGATGGGCACGAGGATCACTCCTCAGTGATCGTGCTGGTGCTGCGGATGCGGGGGATCACACCCACGTTGAACGCCACCGAGGGAGACAATGCGCCGCGGTACAGGATGGTGCCTGCGCCAGAGGCCGCTGTGCCGATCGAGGCGTGTGTGGCCGTGCCGGGCGTGCCTGCGGTCATTTCCCCAAATTCGATGTTGTTCGCCGGGCTCACCGAGTTGCCCGTCACAACCCAGCCGCCAGCCGTGCGCGCCACGCCCACGCGGGCGTAGCCGGTGTAGTTCACCTCACTGGTGGACTGGGTGCCGGCCTCGCCGGGGTCTGCAGTGTGCAGCGCCACGAACAGCTGCGTCAGGGGGGAGACGCCGTTCTGCGCCAGGTTGGGGATGGCTGTGCCGTTGAAGATGAGTTGCAGCAGTTGATTTTCAAAAACGTCACTTTTTGACATAGTTCACACTCCTATCAGGTCTGTGGTGCCACGGTTGCCGTGGATTGAAGCTGCGACCCCACGGCCGCGTTGAACAAACCCAGATAGCTCGCGGCCATCTGAGCGTTGCCACCGAACTCGGCGTCCTTGGAGTACGCCTTGAACAGTACGAAATTGAGTAGCGCGTCGGCCCACTGGGTAGACAGGTCGATCGTGCCGCTGACATGCGAGGCCATAGGCCCGGTCGGGGTTGGGACGTCTGTGGGCAGCACCGAATGCACCATATCGACCAGCGCATTGGCAGCCGGCGGGTAGGTGTAGAAGACGCGGGGCTCCCGCAGGTCGTGCATGAAGTGGGTGATTTCGGCCGCGGCGGCGCGACTGCGCCAGTCGGGCATCACGGCGTCGAGCTGCACCATATCGACCTTGGTGATGCGACGGAACCGACCCGTGCGGTTGTTGGGTATGTCGATGAGCGTGGAAGCGCCCGCAGGCAGTGTGTGGCGGAACCCGCTGGTCAGAATGACCGCGGTGGTCGTTGCCTTCTGGTCGGGGCGCAGACGCACGATCTCGCGCTGGCCGACGTTGAGGTGATCAACCAGTTCGACCGCGCTCCAGCGCACGCCGTCAGGGTCCTGCAGCGCGGTGTGTGCCCGAGAGATGATGGACTGTGCGGTGGTCATGCAAACGGCCTCTGTCGAACGCTAGTCGAAGACATCACGCGACCGCGGGTCGCTTCCAGACGCGCAGCTCCGATGGCCGACAGCGCCTTCTGGCGGCAGACAAGCGCCTTTTGCTCGTTGGTGTAGATTTGCCCCGGGATGTCATGGATGCGCGCCAGCGCACCTTCAATGACCACCTCGGCCCACTCGTGGAACAGCACGTCGGCCACCTGGGTGGCGTTGCGACGCGGGCGCAGAGCCACGGTCACCCGCAGGCCGTTGATCACGTCGTTGTCCGGTGTGGGGAACAGACGCAGGTTCAGAACCTCGTCCACATGGCGTGTCGTGAAGTACTGCGGGCGGCCGGGGGTGTCATCCATGCCGGCTGACTGCGCCCGCGGAACAGGGACCAGCAGCGTCTTGTCGGCCCACGCCCACACTACCTGCGACAGCTCCTGCTGAGAGGGCAGCTCGAATTCGTAGTTGGCCGTGAACGCGGTGATGTTGATTGGGTCCAGGTCTTGCTGGACGACCAGGCCGCGCTCGCACAACTCGATTGCCGAGTCCACCAGGCACTGCTGCGCGAGCGGCTCCGGGCACCCCAGGACGCTGGGCAGCAGTCGTGTAAAGAACGCACTTACTGGAGTCATTGAGGCACCTAAAGAAATGGCCCAGCATGGGCTGGGCCATTCTACATCCTAACAGCTAACACATCAAGCGGCGATCATCAGCGCCAGAGACTCGGGCTTGACCACCTTGAAGCCGTAGACGTTCAGCGAACGGATGTAGTCGCCGAAGTCGTTGGGGTTGCGGATGGTCTCCATCTTCGTGATCTGGGAGGCGAAGGTGATCGCGCTCTTGTGACCAGCGACGATGACGCGGCGCTTGGCCAGCGTACCAGCGGGCTGGATGCTGTTCTCGGTGCCGTCACCGGAAATCCACGCAGCAGCAGTGCCGGTACCAGCAGCACCACGGGGGAGCTGGTTGGTCACGTACACGGTGAAGCGGTCGATGGTACCGATCTTGCCGTTGCGCACGGGGCTGGTGGCGTCGCCAGTCGAGTAGGCTTTGGCCAGCTCGGACTGGAACAGCAGGGCGCGGGTCAGGGGGTCGATCACCAGGTAGCGATCGCTCTCAGGCACGTTCTGCTCGTCCAGGATCGAGGCCATCTCCAGCACCTTCTGCACCACGTTCATGGCGTCCAGGGTGACGGGGGCGGCATCGGTGCCCATGGCGTAAGCGCCGGACTTCACACCCGCGTTCGGGCCCTTGTTGGCTGCAGCACCCTGGAAGACGGTGTTGTACAGCACGTTCGAGTCGATGGCCACGCGCATCTGCTCGGCGGCGTCACCGGCGAACATGTCCATCAGGTCGGGCTTGGCCTGGTACTCCAGCACGTCGTTGATCTGGAAGGCAAAGTACTTGCCCTTGTCGATCACGAGCTCCTGCGCGTCAGGCGTAGGAACCTGGTAGTTCACGCCACCGCCAACGGTGTAGTTGGCCACGGTGATGGTCGGGGCGGTGTTGATCACCACCTTATCGCCCATGCTGCCGATGTCGCCCTGCCAGTGGGTGTTGGCGATGTCGCCGTACACCGAAGCGGCGTAGAACTTGGCGTTCAGCTTGGCCGACCAGACGGTCGGGATGAAGTTACCCGAGTAGGGCGGGGTCGTGTTGAACGGCGACTGTACTGGAAAGACAGCGTCGTTATTGCGAATGACTGCCATGATGCACTCCTAAGAAAAAACTCTCCCGCCCTACCTGCTTACCTCACTCGGCCTTCGGCAATGGCGGCATTGATCTTGGCCTCAACCTGCTGCATCTCCTGCTGCCGACCGCGGTACAGACCTCGCGCCACATCGTCGTAGAAGGCCTTAATCTGGGCCTGTGTAATGATGGGCTTGTTGTCCGTTGCGGTCGGTGCAGCCGACGCTGCAGCCTTGGGGCTTACCTGTTTGTCCACCGGGTTGGTCTTCGGTGCCTGGGGCTGGGTCGCCATGAACGCCTTGAACACGTTGGCGGCGCGCTCGGAGTTCAGGGACTGCTGGGCGGCATCCAGAGCAGCCTGACGGGGCTGGCCATACACCGGGTCTACCTCTGCAAGCCAGGCGAGGAACGCCTGATTCACGTTGATTTCTTCCCAGTTCGGCACCAACTTCGTCAGTCGGTCGAAGAACGCCTGCTCAGCCGTCATGGCCACAGTCTCGGTCGTGCCCTTGAGCGCTCCCTCCAACTTGACCAGCCGCTGCTCGAATGCAGCTGCTTGACGCTGAAACTCTGCGGCTGCACCGCCGAACATACGCTCGGCAACACGCTGCACCATGTCCACCAGGTCTTGGCCGAAGGCCTCAACATCCTGTGGGTCCGCCACGGGCTTCTTCTCCTGCACAGCCGGCTTGGCCACTTCTTCCAGCTTGGCGATGGCGGTTTCGAGTTGAGTCTTCAGCTCAGAAACCTGCGCCTGCAGCTTCGGGACATCACTGTTGTACCGGCCCTGGAGGGTCTTGTACTTGTGCTCCCATGGATCGGGTTGCGGTGCGGTCGGTGCGGGAGCAGCAGCCTGTGGCTGCGGCTCTACCTCCTTCGGGGCTGGCTGGTCAGTGATCGGTTCCTGCGTCTGCAGGTACTCCGCCGGTTTGTTCATCGCAGCGAGCGTTGCATCGGCGGCCTCGACTTGAGCCTGAATTTGCGGGGGCAGTGCCATGAATTTTCTCCTGAAGCCGTCGGCCTCTCAGGTCTACAAATCCGGCGGGCGCTGGCACGCTTGCGCCGGGGTGATCGGTTACTGCCTAACAGCAGCGGGGGCCTTGTCCATCAACTCGATCATCTGCTGTAGCAGCTGGGCTTTCCCTTGAGCTTTGCGCAGTTGTTCGACGTCGCTGTTTTGGACAAGGACTCGAAGTTCCATGTCGAGCTTGGCGTTGATCCATTCCCTCAGCTTCGGCTGCCGAGCTAGGAAGGCAAACAGTTCAAGCTCTTCGTTACGGTCAATTGTGATCATATCACACCCGGTTTGTCAATAGGTTTTGGCTATTTTGGTGAATAGTTGTCTGTCACCGGTGCGCCATCCATCAACTCCTGACCATTACCCTGGGCTGCAGCCGCCTGCTGTTGCTGCATGGCGGCCATCTGTGCCATGGCTGCGCGCTGCTTGAGCACCGACAGCGACGGGATCACCTTATCTGGGTTGAGGTTAAGCCCCTTGGCGGCCTCGCGCAGAATCTCAGCGCGCCCTTCGATGCCCATGATCTGCAGATCAACCGGGTTGCCCGTGGCGGCCAGGAACTCATTGCGCCGAACCTGCGCAGCCTCCTTGGTCACCAGGGACAGTGCGCCGCGGGCTACGATCTTCAGGTCGCCCTTGAGCCCGGAGTCCGGGTCGTACTGCATGAGCCACTGGTAGGTGCGCTCGATGGACGGGCTGATGACGTGCAGGTCGATGCTGGAGAGCAGCTGCTTGATCTGCTTGGAGGCGTTGGTGATCATCATGCTCATGCCCGACGCGGTGCGGCCAGCGCCGCCCTCCCCGCCTGCCAGGCCCGTCATGTAGCGTGGGATGCCCGAGTATTCATCGGCGATCTCGCTGAACCGCTGGAACACGCCCATGAGCTCGTTGGCGTTACTACTCGGCTGGAAGAAGTCGATCGCCTTGCCCGAGCCGCCCATGGGGTCGGAGCTGACCTGCCACAGCTTCCACGGGAACATCTCGTCGAGCTTCTCGCCGGCGGGCAGGCGGTCCACGTTGATCTGCACCTGAGGCCCGGAGGAGATGCCCATGTTGTTGGCCAGCGCGCGTGCGGCGCTGTTGCACATGTCCTGGCAGTCGCGGATACAGTCGAAGAGGCTGTTGTGCCAGAAGGCGCCCGGGATGCGGCTGTAGCCGTCCGCGTAGTAGGGCCGGCGGCGCAGTGGGTCGGGGTTGATCACCGCCTTGATGACGTGCGTACCGATCAGCCAGGCCTCGACCTCGTACTCCTTGGTCTCGTCAGGCACCTCGTCCTCACCCATGCCCCACTCACGCAGCATCGCACCGCTGACGGAGCCCCAGTACTGCAAGGCGTCGATGAGGTCCGAGCGCTCAGTGCTGGCTGACAGGGTGTCACGCCCCTCCGCGGCGGCGCGCTCCGTGTCCACGCTGAGCCACTCGTGCAGCCCGCCGGAGCCGTGGTCCTTGAGCACCTCACGGATGGTCGCCTCGTTGTATCCGTCGATACCGATCATCGCGTTGAGGTCGGCGCGGGAGAGCTTGTGGCGCTCGATCAGAAACCCGTCATGCACCGTCTTGCTCCACGGCGCGGGGTAGATGTTGAACGGATCGACGCGCTCGAACTCCAGGCGCTGCTCAGCCGTCGTCACCGGCTGGAACGTCCCGTCAGGCCCCTGCTCCCACTTGAGCTGCGGCACCTTGCGCACCACGGGGCCTTTGAGGAACGCCGTCTTGAACACCATCAGGTCGTCCAGGAACTGGTCGATCGCGTCGAGCCAGCCACCCTCCACGCAGATGTCCTCGATCTTCTTCTCGGCGCGCTGGGCGTAGATGCGGGCCGTCTCCATCACCTGGTTCTCCAGCGCCTGCTTGGCGTCCACCAGCATCTGGCGGATGTCCGCGATGGACATGGGCAGCCCGCTCATCTCAGCCTGCATGGCCAGCTGCTGCGTGGCCTGCATGATCTGGTCCACCTCGGCGGGCGGCAGGTCTGGGTCCGGTGTCGGCTGGATGGTCCACGGCTTCTCGGTACCCGAGCCCACGACGACGTCAGTCAGCAGCGCCTTGGCCTGGCGGGCTTTGGTGGCGAACAGCATCATGTAAATCTCACTGCCGCCCTGCTGCCGGATACGACTCAGCGTGTCGGGGTCATACTCCCCGCGGCGGGACCGCAGGGCCGACAGCATGTCCTTCTCGATGGTCTGCTTGGCGTCCTTGGCCAGGCTCCAGTGCCGGCGTATGTGTCCCGCCAGGGACTGCATCACCGGGTCGCTCGTCTGCTGGGCGTGGCGCGCGGCCTC